CAATTTTTTAGACATTACTCTTTGCACGTTTTCTTCTAGATTTATTTATAAAATTAAGGATGATAGGATTATGTGAAAGTCTTTGAGTATATTGTCTCAAAGCATCTGTTCCAACTTCTCTTTGATTTGCAGGCACACCAGATACTTCAGTAAACTTCTCGGTGATATCCTTGATCCATGATTTAAACATCATGTTATCCTCAGTTACTGCAATGATATGATTCGCACCTGTGCGAATAATCTTACCAATTAGGCCTGTGTTATCATTTTCTACAATATCACCTACACGGAATATATTACCATTCATATAATTTTCACGAAGATTCTTCCAATCAAACTTAGGAGCAATTCTCCACATTTCATTTTGTTGTTTCTTTTTCGGTAACTTCATTCCTTTTTGTATCGCAGCATATAACTCTCTCGCTCTATCATCCTTCAAACTCTGTGGAATACCAGTTCTAAATGTGTCAAAGTCATCATCCGCAGCAGCTTTTCTTAACTTAGATGCAGACATAGCACTTACACCTTCTCCATCTGGATCACGATCTCCAGCAGATATCACATTGATGCGATCAAACTTATAAAGTTTATTATTATATTTGTTTGCTAGATTTTGAAATTCAGATTGACGATCTTGTCCAACTACAATGTTAACAGACTTTGCACCTCTTTCGTTTGCACCCTTCAAGGCATCAAATATTGTTTTTGCATTTGGATTATTAACAATATGTTTTGCATGAGTCGGAAACATTTGTTGCATATATCCAATCTTTGTCTCTGGATCTAAAGGATTTTTCTTTGGATCACTTGAACGTGATGGATAAATTTCATAATTACCTTTCCCAGCCACCTGTTTCACCTTGTTCATAAGTTTCTCGTGTCCAGTCGTAGGTGGATTAAAACGACCAAACGCCACAGTCATATCTGCCTCATCCTTATTTGGATCAGGTTTTGCGACTGATTGAGAGGATAATGCCTCAGTTATGAATGATGTAAAATTCTTCATATTTTCGGAGCTGGCATGGGATTACCTTTATCCCAATTTTTATCTGCGGTAAAGTTTGCACGACTGAACTCTAAACGATCTACAAGTTTAAGAGCTCTACCTGATCGGATTGCAACAAACCCTTCGGGTGCTGTCACACGATATCCATTTGGTGTCCTTAGAAATGTACCAAATGTATTCACCTTTTGCAACTTACGAATCATAAAATTCTTAGCAGCTTGTAAATTCATATAAGATGCAACAGTCATGTATATTGCCTGTTGATTATCAGAGATAAATTTAAGACCCTTGTTCTTAAGCTCTAAGTATTTATCTTTTGTAGACTTCATCTTTTTAGTTGCAATTTCCTTATCCAATGCGTTTGAAAAATACAACGCAAAATCTCTTGCAGTATTACGAGCACCAACTAAACTTTTACCCTCACGAACATACCTGTTAAAGAAAGTCTTGAACATAATATTCAAAGTAAACTTGTTCATATCATTCGTTTTCATCATATCAAGAAAACGAGATGCTTGTTTTAGAGATCCCTCAGTTTTACTAACAAGATTTGTGTAGACTGTTTTTTCAGCAGCAGACATATTTGCCTCACCTGATGCATTTTTAAAATCAGATGATGTTACAAAAACATCTCTGTTACCTTGAACGTTGATATCACCAAAACTAGCGGACATTGCATCTAAACTTCTACCAGAATATGAAGTGTGGAATACGATTCCAAACTTTGCCTGATCTATCTTCTCTCCAATGTCACTATCTTTTGGAACTGCATACACAATCGTATTTGGTTGAAATGCAATACAAGTTTCACCACCTATCACAGCTTCATACTTATCGTCAGTAAACAATAAATCACCCTGTATAACATTTGGAATTGATAGTTGTGAGAGATATCTGTAAGATGCTTTTAATTTTTCTGCAAGTTGCCCAGGCGGATAGATACGATCCACGTCTTCTTCTGAATACATGATCTTTGGGCCTACCTTATTGAATACAGACTTTGTACCTACAAAAAATCTTCCGTTATCTGGATTAATACCACATATCACGGCAGGAGCTCCATCCCACTTCACAGTCACACGAGCATCTGCTGCACCCTGATCTAACATGTCTCCAAGAGAACGAAGAAAAGCAACTGCTTCCATTCCACCTCTTGATCCATCATTCAAAATATTATCTTCTAAGTGTTCTAAGTGTGTATTCTTCATGCTGATTTCTTCTTTCCATATGATAAAAACTCCTTTGTCATAGTCGCTTCAAATCGAGGATACGCACTAAAGTTACCAGCGTATCTTAGTTTAATATTAAGAATTGGAACTTTAGTTGATGATCCTTTTGGAGTGACCGATAAAACTAATGCAACTGAAGCCTCTGTTGCAGAAGCTTCTAGAAATTCAATTGTCTTCAAACAATCATCAGGACATAATTCTGCCAAATTAGCTAAGATACTTGATAAGGATTTAGTAGTGGCCTGTTCAACTTTAGGAGAAAACATCTCTGAACCTCTTGGTTTAAGAGCTCTACCAACACCAGTAACTAAGTAAAATTTAAAATCATTACGTTTGATTTTCTCTAACTGAGTGTAAAGATCTAACTTTAAAATTCTAGTGAAGAGACTATCGACCATGGCTTGTTTAATACTTTTACCACCTTGTCTAGGTCGATCATCATTCATAATGCCAACGAAGGTTGTCCATAGTTCAGATATTTTTCCATTTGTAGCATACAATGATTTATTAACATAATCTCTAAATCTAGTTTTAAATTCTGTTGGAAACTCTGATGAAATATTAGCCAAGAATCTTGGATCTTTAAGTTGAAGTAACTTAACATTCTTTTTCAGTTCCCAATCACCTTTACTATTTTTTCTCCATATATCAACTTTAATATCTAAAATTCTTTTTGCATCTGAAATGCTAAGTCTTCCGTCAGATTGAAGTCGCATTCCTTTAATAGAATATTTTTCACTTTTTAATGTCTTAGTTGGTTTAGTTTGATACTGTTGATTACACTCAAGTATCGTTCCACCCTTTCCATCGTTTGCCTCTGGAACGTAGAAAGGACTGTTTGGACTTTCATCTTGACAAGCATCAAAAATTACTTTAGCAAAAAATCTAGTCTTTGCATCCATCATCTCCATGTTCAACTTAGTGAACTCTTGACCCTTGAAGAATGATGAAAATGCGTTATTGATTAATGTTGGTGGATTAGCATTAAAGAAAGCTTTTTTCTTTAATGAAATGCCATAATAAACATTTCCATATTTTAAAATAACGTCTGAAGAGTTATAATCATCCATCCCAAATGCAGAAATTCTAAAAGGTTTTACTTCATCAGGCCATGCATTACCTGTCATGAATACTTCATCTGGTATGCCCACACCAAGATCACTTCGAGTTCCCAGCACAGCAGAAATACCAGCTGCTAAATCAGAATATAATTTTTTTCGATTAGTGTCATCAGCTCTTTCTTTATTAAGATCATTGATTTCCGATATGAATGATTCAATAAGACCACCAGCATCCGTAGCAGTATTTTTAAAAGTAGACACTGCATCTGGAAATAATTCATTAAATGCTTCTGTATTTTTTGCAGCTTCTTTTAACCTTGTAGTGCCTATCTTTGATAGGCCAGCATACATAGCTTCGGAAATCTCTAATCCCATTATTCAATATCACTTTCTAGTTATTTATTATCTATTAAGGAAGTAATGATTTATAATTTCTATCTTCTCATGTGCTTGTGCGATTGAATTTATTTCACCATCGATTGTTCCCATCACATCTGAATGTTCACCAATACCTACAGGTTGATTTAAATATATCTCAACGTTCTGTTGATGTTTTGCAATCAAACCATTGTAATATGCAATCTGACTTTTTAGAATCTGGTCACGCAAGTTAATCATAAGTCTCCCTCTAAACGATTTTCTGATTTGTAAACATCAAACTCTCCGCCTGGATATCTCTTCTTCAACTTCTCAACATTACCAGCAATGACATCATCAAGTGTAATATTGAGTGCCATACATGCTTGCATTACATACCACATAACGTCACCCAACTCAATAACAAGATGTTTTCGATTGTGGTCGTCCCAAGGCTTACCTTGGAAAACCATCTTCTTGACGATCTCCATAAAC